GGCGGAGTGCTTGGCTGAGATCAGTCGGTTAGGCCTGATATACGACAGTTCAAGTGTGATAGACGAGGAGGCGCAAGACCTTGGCACAATTTCAAGGTAAAAGAACAGACTCTGGTATTCCTATCCATGTTCAGACGGAGCGTTATACCGAGGGTGATAGCAGTGATAGCTTAGAGGGTAGCGTTTGTCTGGGCGAGAAGCCTGGCAATGTTACCTATCCCCTTCAGATAGATGCAGATGGATATCTCAAAGTTACTAGCACTGGAGGTGGAAGCTCTGGACATGAATATCAGGACGGAGATTCTAACTTCGGGGCTTATGGGCATCTGATCTTGGGGGATGATGGGTCTAATCTCCAGACAATCTCTGTGGATACAGATGGACGCCTTCAGGTTGAGGTCGTCGAAGGTGGTTATGATGGAGTTCAGTATGAGGATGGAGCGGCGGTTGCCTCTCCTTTTGGTACTGTAGCCCTGGGTCATAATGGAAGCAATGTTTATCCGGTATATGTAGATTCTGTTGGTCGCCTCCAGGCTGTAGCTCTTGGATACGATGGAGCTGCTGAGCGCCCCCTGTCTGTAGATACTTCAGGACGACTTCAGGTTGAGGTAGTTGAGGGACAGTACACTGGAATCCAGTATGATTCTGGAGATTCTGTTGCATCACCTGTTGGTACTGTGGCTATGGGGCATGATGGAAGTGATGTCTTCCCGGTAAAAGTAGATGACAACGGCTATCTTCAGGTGGACATCCATGACTCGCCCAAGGCAACAGTATTAAATACTTCATCTGACGTAAGCTTGGCGGCAGGGTCAACCACCATGATAGTTGGAGCCGATACGGACCGCTTGTGCATAATAATCGCAAATCTGGCAACCAACACCCAAACATTTCGGATTGGGAATGCATCTACAGATGCATCTACCGGGATAGAGCTTGCCCCTGGTGAGTCGATTGAGATCGAGACAACTGCTGCGGTTTATGGTTACAATCCTGGTGGCAGCGCTGAGTCTGTCTCTGTTATGTGGACCGAGGAGTAGGATAGATGACCGGAAGAATTACAAAGAATGGCGGATATATCCTGAGGAGCCTGCTAACCACCAAGGGAGACATGATTGTTCGGGGTGACTATGGTCCCGAGAGGCTTCCGGCTGGCGCTTATGGTGATACCTTGGTAGCGATAGGTTCTGGAGAAAAACCTTTTTGGTATAGTTCTTCTGAGCTGTTAAAAGTAAACTTAGTAGATAGCATCTTCTATAATGAGGTAGGAGCTCTAGTCACTCAAACAGCGTCTGGTTATAACGTCGGCAAGGTTTCTAATGGCACAGCCGGCCAATACTTAAAATGTAACGGAGCGGGGAATATACCTTCGTGGGACGTTCCTCCAAAGCCTATTGGATCTATATATTCACCAGCTACTGGGTCTAGCAGCTCTACTGCCGGGGTGGTAATAAAAGGTACTTTCCCAGTAATAGTTATGACTAGCTCAATTAGCGCGCATGTGTCGATTACTGTTCCTGATGATTTTGCCTCAATTCATTCTGTCTATTTGTTTGGTATTGGAGATATGAATTACAGCGACATGAGGTTTACTGTAGAAACTAATTACGGATGCTCTGGTGAAAATTATAATAACCATTCGCAAACTATATATCCTTATGTTACACTTTCCACTGGTAAAATTTTTAGCATAAACATAGCTTCTGCATTAACTTATGTAGCAGCTAATGATCAAATAGGAATTAGGGTTCTACTTGACGTCACTGCCAATGATACTGGATTGATAGGCGCTAAGTTTGTATACAATCGAAGCTAAGTATAAATGTTGGTAAAAACAGAAAAAGCAGAGACTTCAGCAAAGAAACCTGAGCCAATACATGGTCGGTCCGGGTTCAAAGGCACCGTACCAGTTCGCTGCACCAAAGACGGAGAACTCCTGATTTATCAGGTAAATAATCCGCTCAACAGGGTCGGTCACGGTATTAATCACAAGAACAAAGACGGCATCCTGGTCTTGGGTGATGATGGTAACTACTTGCGCAACCTCCGCGTTGATCCTGATGGTACGCTGGTTACTCGTATTGAGAAGCCTGAGATGCCCTCAGTTTTGAGCGTGCAAGGAACGGTCCGGATCGAGAATGAAAAGCTGGATGTTAACCCAGTCACAGTGACAAACATTCCCTCAGAGATGAGGATAGCTCAAGAGTTCCTGCAGGTTAAGCAAGTTCAGCATCAGGTAGAGATTATTCCTGTATCACACTGTGGGCATGAGTCAGTGATCGTGGATGAGCCTTGTTTGGTTAGGTCAATCTTTTTGGCAGCTCCATATCTTGTAAACATGCAGATCCAGGGAATCACGGGGGCAATGTATCTCAAAGAACTCAGGATAGAAGCCCCCTTCCCTTTAACTTTTAAGGTTGAGGAACTTAAGCTAATCACAGAAGAGTGGGTCTCGGTTGGCGGATATGTGATCTGCGAGAGGAGTGATAACAGTGAAGGTTAAGAAAGGTGAAGTTTGGTTGAGGAGAGAGTTTGAGGCACAACTCCGGTCATCGCTGAAAGATAATCATGTAGTTGACCTCGATACTCTTCCCGATTTCCCCGGAAGGGATATATTAATCAAGAATATGTTGATCCGGGATGAGCTCGACCACGCAACCGAATCTGATATCGCAATCCAGGAAGAGATTGATCGAGTTCGCCAAGAAGAAAAGTTAGCTGAAGAAAGAAGGCTTAAAGAAGTTGAGGCCGAAGAGAAGGCGCTCATGCAAATGATAGCCAGGTAAAATGAGCAGAGTAGCTGAGAAGCTTAGATATCTCGAATCAATTATTAGGAAACAAGCGAAAGAATTGCGTGACCAATCACGCGAGCTAGACGAGCAAATACAAAAGATAGGCGAACAGGCGCAAAAAATAGAAGAACAGGCACAGAAGATAGAAAAGCTGGATGAGCGGATCGAGATTAAAGAATGTAGAAAAGGCTCTATTTGAGCGTATCTGGAAGTTTCGCAATGATCCTCTAGGTTATGCGAAGTACGCTTTTCCCTGGGAGAGAATTAAGCCTATCTATGGCCTTGAGGCATGGCAGGAGGAGTTTCTGAATGCAATCAGGGAGCCTGGCCGCTATGCTGTAGCGTCTGGACATGGGATTGGTAAGGGGACTGTTATCGCTATCACCATCCTGTGGTTTCTGTCAACCCGGCTTAATCCTTCGATAGTTGTTACGGCTAACACGGCAGAGCAGCTGTCTGGGAAGACGTGGAAGGAGCTGGGTATTTGGCATCAGAGGGCGATCAATAAGCACTGGTTTGAGTGGACAGCAACGCGCCTTTCGCTTAAATCAAACCCTGGTGTTCATTTTGCTCATGCAATCCCGTGGAGCATCAATCGTCCTGAAGGTGTGGCTGGAACGCACGCGAATGATGTCCTTTTCATAATTGACGAAGCGAGCTTTATCCCCAATGAGATCTGGGAAGTGATCGAGGGGGCTATGGTCACTGGTCGCTGCTGGTTTATCGTGATGGGGAATCCAACTCGGCGAGGGACTCCATTCGAAGCGTGCTTCTCGAGCCCTTATTGGAAGACTTGGGAAATTGATAGCCGGACATGTAAGAGGACGAATAAGCACCAGATTCAGCAGTGGATAGATACATATGGAGAGGATTCCGACTTTGTTCGGGTCCGAGTTAAAGGGAAATTCCCAAAGCAATCTACTGACCAGTATATATCTGAGGATATTGTTGACGCAGCCTATGGGCGCAAATTACATCCAGCTGCATATGAGTCTGCCCCCAAGATATTAGGGGTTGATCCTGCTCGTTTTGGAGATTGTGCAACGGTCATAATTAAGCGGCAAGGACCTGCGGCCTTTGATCTGGTTACACTGACAAAGAAGGATACCTTATATGTTGCAGGTTGTGTGGGTGACATTATCCAGAAGTGGAGGCCAGATGCGGTAAATGTTGACTCTGGCCAAGGTGGCGGAATTATCGATCTGTTAAGGTCAAATAACTTTCGCATTAACGAGATTATAGCTGGAGCATCCAGCCCAGATCCACGGCTACTGAATCTTCGTACATATATGTGGCAAAAAATGAGGGACTGGCTTCCTAGCGCCTCTATACCAACAGATAAATTACTTAGGGCGGGTCTTATTGCACCCCAGTACAGATACACAACAAAAGGAAAGCTGGTACTGGAAAGTAAGGACGATATCAAGAAGAGGATGGGAAAAGTAATGCTAGACGGCGCAGATGCTTTAGCTCTCACTTTTGCTACTCCTGTAAAGAGTAATACTCGCAGAGCTAAACCTAAGACAGAATGGAATGTCCTTGGTTAGGGGGAGATGTCGTGATTAGAGTATGCCCAGATGGTATTTTTAAGCTCTACTGCAAGGGAAAGCGTTATGGAACCGTAAGGGTTGAGCCTTTGCCTGATGAAAAAATAGGTAACTTCCATATTAATATTACGCGCTTTTCCCATACGATATTAAACCGCATGAGAAGAGAAGAAGAAAATCTTATGGCCTATATTTCACAGATGGGGTACATAAAGCTCGTCTCTGCGGCAGGTATAGAGGAAGTTAACCATGGTGATCTGTCACTATGGAGTAAATTTGTCGCAATGTTTGGCTTTGAAGAGCCAAAAATGTTTACCACGCGAACACTTTAAGAAAGAGAGAAAAGGAGAAAACGAAAAATGGGAACGGTAGCAGCTATAACATCAATTGCATCAGCTTTATCCGCAGCCGCAGGCACGGCGATATCTGTTAAGCAGCAGTTGGCGGCTTCAAAGTCAGAGACAGAAAAAAAGAAGAAGCTCGAACAGGTTGAATTGCAGAAAAGGCAGAAAGAGGAGTTGCTCAAGAAGAAGAGTCCTACCAGGCGTCTCTTAGGGGGCAGGCCGACCTTGGGTTAAGCAGGGAGGACCAAAGATATGGGAACTACTGGTAGTTTAGCACAGTTGGGGTTGTATCTGCATTCCCTGACAAGAAAAGGGGATCAAACGGCAGCGATGGCAGCTGGCAAAGGACCAGTAACTGCTGAATGGGCAAAGGAGCATGGCTACACTGAACCTGTCGTTGATCTGCCCTCGGCAAAGTCTGTGACTGAGCTTTCACGTGGTGGCGCTGAAATCTACAAGCTCTATGTTGGCAAGAGGATAATTGAAGAGCGCAAAGAGAAGGTTAAAAAAGAGACAAGGCGCAAGCTCGAGGAGCAGAGAAGGCGAGCTAAGGAGCGGCGGTTACTGCGGAGACCCAGTCGAGAACGAGGTATCCTATAAATGATAGATAAAGCACTCACAGAAAAGCTTGCGGAGCTGAAGGCGAGGCGCACTCCTTTCGAATCTACATGGGAGGAGCTTGCGCGGTACTTCTGTCCATATCGCGAGAATCTCTTCTATGACCGGACCCCAGAGTCACCTATCGGGAAGTATCTCTTTGATTCTACAGGGGTATCTGCGGTTCGCATGCTGGCTGAAGGCCTGTTCGGCTACTTGATGTCACCTTCTCTGGATTGGTTTAAGCTGGAAGTTCCTGACATGGACACCGATGCTGAGACCAAATACTGGCTAGAAGGTATCGTCAAGGATCTGTATGCCGCTTTCCGGCGCAGCAATTTCTACTCAGAGGTTGTCGAATTCTTGATTGATGGGATCACCTTTGGAACAGGGGTACTCTACTTTGAGGAAAATTTGGGTGACAGGTCGATTTTCTATAAGGTTATGTCGCCTCCACGCATATGGATAGATGAGGATGGTTACGGTCAAATCAAGACTGTATTCCGCCAGGATACCTACACTGAAGCACAGGCAACCGACAAGTTTGGTTGCAAAAACCTGGGAGGGAAGTTTATCCATGCAGTAGTTCCGGACGGGGACCGCTGGCGGTCAGTGTGGTATCATGAAATGAAAGGGGAGATCGTTCGTGAGTCCAAGTATGATTTCTTCCCCTACATCGTGTGGCGCTGTATCAAGAATCCTGACAGTGTCTATGGATATTCACCGGCCATGATGTCCTTACCCACAGTTAAGACGCTCAACAGTATTCGTAAGAGCCTGCTCGAAGCTGGACAGCTTTCAGTTAAGCCGCCGATGAATGTACCGATAAACGCGGATGTCGATCTAACCCCCAACGGAATTAATTACTTCGATAGCCCTGAGAATAAGATCAGCCCGGTTAACCTTGGGATTAACTTCCCCATTGGCCGGGATAGGGAAGAGCAGATACAGAAGAGTGTGAGGGATTTCTTTAGTATTGACTTCTTCTTAATGTTTGCCCACCAGGAAAGGGCTATGACCGCCACAGAAGTTGTGGAGAGGCAAGGTGAGAAGGCAGCAATACTGGGGAATATTGTAGGGCGGCTGACGAACGAGCTTTTGGACAAGGTGATCGAGGGCGCATTCAATATTGAGTTTACTGCAGGGCGGCTCGAGCCACCTCCTGAGGGATTGGCCGGGAAAAAGATTGATATAGAGTATCTTGGTCCACTCGCTGTGGCTCAGAAAAGGCTGTTCGAGAGCAGAGGCCTGAATCAAGCCATCGAAAGCGTTGCACCTATACTCCAGGCAAATCCTGATACGGCAATAAATCTGAATTGGGACTACTTGTTACGGTATGCCTACAATGTAGCAGGAGCTCCTGCCCACGGATTGATTGATGAGGAGGAAGTCCAGAAGAAGCGAATCCTGGCGATAATGCAGCAGCAAGCGCAGGCACAAGCTGAGGCAGAAGCTGCAGGCGCCGCAGCGGTACAGCAGCCGCAACAGTAATAATAAAGGTAGCAAGAAAAGATGAGAGCAAAGAGAAAAGGGAGAATCATCATGAATGATAAAATTTTGGTAGTGCTGGCAGTTTGTTTTTTGGCTGGGTTGGCTACTTACAAACCAGATTGCTCGGAATTGATTGAGCTTTTTAAGATTCTTTCTTCGGGTCTGTTTGGCCTGGTGACTGGCGTCGCAATAGAAAAGGCATCGAAAAAATAGATAAGCCGAGAAAAGGAAAATGAAAAAGCACATCAAGCAAGCCGTTGAATTTCTTTCAGATGGTTGTACATATTCACCAGACTTTGACTTTTATGACTGTTGTGAAGAACATGATTGGCACTATCACACAGGAGATATCTCAAGAAAGGCTGCAGATAAAAAGCTTAGAGAGTGCATAAAGATGAAAGGTCATGGCGTACTTTCATGGGTGTATTGGAGCGCAGTTAGGGCTTTTGGTGGACGGAGATATAACCGCAAGAAGGTTGGATAAGGAAGAGATGATGAGAAAGATAATTGCACTTACAATATGGCTGTTTTTCTTTGTGAATAGTGCTATAGCTGCTGTTGAATTGGGTATACAGCCAGTTCCTGACGCCGCACCTATTATCCACCCGCCAGAAAGTGAACCTCGTTCCATTCATTGGAATGAAAATCTGGATATTTATGTCCAGATGGGTAAGCTTGACATGCCCGTCCATGAAGATATTAGGCGTTGCATTTTAGCAGATGATGGCACAGTGGTCTATTATCTTGATGGCTATAATCAAAAAGGGATTGAACCTTCAACTGCTGGAATTTGCGAGATGGAGATTCCGGGAAAACTGGTTGCCATCGGAGTATTCACAGGAGAAGCATCTGATTATGTGGGACATTATGCTCACAACATAACTAAGGATACTTACTCATTAATCACTACCAAGGATGACAATGACACTCTCGGCCTTCAGGATGATATCTTCACGCCTGGTGACGAGTTTGAGATTTGCACAGGTGTCTTTAATGGAGATGATGGCCAAGTTATGGTGGAAATTCCAGCTTTCTATTATAAGTATCAGTATTGGGGTGGCTGGCACAGTTACTCTGTGAGCTATGACCAACTGCCTGGCTATAATCTTCATCCAGCTTTTCATAAGAATGGGGTTGATGTGGAGGCCAGATATATTGGGGTTTATGAAGGAGTTCTGTACGATGCCTCAGAAAGCAAGTATGTCAACGGCTTATACCTACCTTCCAAAGTTCCATACAGAATGTCCTTTGATGGTACGGCTGAAACTATTACTAGTGATAACTTAACCCACCCTTTTGCCAATCTCGAAGCAGGAGTTGATGTCATAGTCATCTCGGGAACACGGTATAACGATCACACTTGTGGAATTACCAGTGTAACAGATACTACTATAACCGTTGATTGCGATTTACAGGATGAGCCTCATGCACTTTGCACTATCCAAACCCAGAGAGATTGGAAGCATGACATTCTCGGGAGTGTAGCTGGAAAGGCTCCCATAACCAACGGAACGAGAGCACAATTTAGAGCAATAGCAGCTAATAGGGGAGATGGCTGGAGGCAGATGGATTTTGATCTCATGAGCGCAGTTCAGCTTCTCTATCTCATTGAGTATAGCTCATTTAATAGCCAACTTAAGATAGGTGCAGGACTAACGGACTGGGGTTCCTCCTGGGAAGGCTGGAATAACTTTAATTCTATCGAAAAAACCGGACTAAGTAATGTCACGAAGGGTGTAACCGGAAACACCTCGAATGGTGATGGAATTAAGGGCTCATATATGTCTTACAGGGGTATTGAGAATTTTTATGGACATCTCCTGAAATGGGTTGACGGTGTTAATCTCGACAATCGTACCCCTTGTGTATGTAATGATGATACCACTTTCTTTGATGATTATAGAGGGTATTGCTATACCTCTTTAGGCGTAACATTACCAAATAGCTATGGACAACAAAGAACTTTAAAGCAAACCGGAAAGGGGTTTCTGCCTGCATCTGTTGGTGCAAAACCAGGCACTCACATTGCTGATTACTACTGGCCAGGAAGCGGATGGACTGTAATGGTAATGGGCGGGAATGCAGCTTATGGTGATATGGCAGGCGCCTTTTATCTGGACATTGGTTTACCATCAAGCTATTCCCATAGGTGTATCACTGGTCGTCTTTGTTACTAAGAAAAATGAATTGAGAGGGTATGAAGAATGGCTACAACCGTTAACGATCTCAGGGCAGTGTTCTCCTCTCCAGCAGGTCAATCTGTCTTGCTGTGGATACTGCATGAGCATCATGTTTTTAGCACAAACCTCAAGACACAAGAAGAGATAACTCTCCACAATTGGGGGATGAAGCTTTTAGCTCTCATCGGTCCCAAAGATACAAAGCGCAGCGTGGAGGGTTACATAAAGATGGCCATGATGGAACAAAATAAAAATTCAGAAAAGGAGATTTAACAACGATGAGCTTATTAAACACTGGTCAGGTTGACGAGAGCGGTAACTCTATCAACGAAAATGACAATGTTGCTAGCGAAGGCAACAATCCTATTGACGGAGATAGCGTTTCCACTTTCGGGAATCAATCTACCGAGACTAGGGACGGTGGCAATGACACCGGCAATCCCAATTGGAGCGATCACATCGACGAATCTATACGGAAGCGTATAGGAAAGTTTAAGGATGTGAATAGCTTAGCAAAGAGCTATGTTGAGCTCGAGAAAAGGCTTAGCGAAGGTTTCAAGGTACCTGAAACCGAAGAAGAGCTCAATGCACTTTATGCTAAGCTGGGTAGGCCTGAAGATCCATCTGGTTATGAGTTGGGGGATGTTCAGGACGAAATCGGCTTTAGAGATAAAGCTTATGAGGCTGGACTGTCGCAGGCACAAGCAGAATCGCTGTCTAGATGGTTTAATGGCCTCGTCGAGAGGCACCAGGAAAGCCTCGAGGAAAAGAGCAAGGCCGCTGAAGTTGCACTCCGTGAGAGGTGGGGTGAGAAGTTCAACGACAACCTTGAGCTTGCCAACAGGGAGCTTACCTCTTGCTTTTCTCAGGACTTTATCGACCGCTTAGAAGCAGCTGGATTCTTAAATGACCAGGAGTTCATTACTGCCCTTTATCAGCAGGGTAAAATGAAGGCAAATGACTCTATAGGTAAGCCTGGTCTGGGAGTTGATGTTGAGCGAACCGCTGCAGGTCAGCCCTTCTTAAACTTCCCATCCATGAAGCAGTATGAATAGCGGTAAAAAACACAAAAAGAAATAGCAAAACAAAAATATTCTGAAAGGAGAAGGTAACAAACAATGGCTACATTAGATGCATATGGACAACTTACTATGTTGGAACTTGCCAAGCGGACTGATCCGAGGGGCGAGGCTGCAAAAATAGCTGAGATTCTGAGTGAGTCTAACGAGATTCTGCTCGACGCTCAGTGGGGAGAAGCGAACAACGTTGCATCTCACAAGGTTGTGCGCAGGGATTATCTGCCCTCCGGTTCTTGGAGGAGCATTAACGCTGGTGTTAGCAAGGAAGCTTCTATCACCACGGAAGTGAATGAGCCTATTGGCCTGCTGGAATCATACAGCGAAGTTGACAAGGCTCTTGTGGATATGGCTCCTAACCCCCGCCAGTTCCGGATGGACGAGGCGGCTGCATTCATAGAGGGAATGGGACAGACTTTGGCAGAGGCTATTGTGTATGCTGATCACGATGTAAATCCTGAGAAGCTTCATGGTCTTGAGCCACGGCTGGACAGCCTTTCCAACCCCCGTGTGGTTTCTTGCGGTGGTAGCGGATCTGACCTGACCTCAATATACATTGTCCAGTGGGGACTGAATCAGGTTTTCATGGTTTATCCTCGCGGTTCAAAGAATGTTGGTATCGAGCATCGGGATCTGGGAGAGGTAACTCTTCAGGATGCGAGCGGAAACAACTATCAAGGGTTCAGGGATCACTTCATTACTCGCAGTGGCCTGTGTGTAAAAGACACTCGCTGCATTGCGCGGGTTGCGAACATCGAGACCTCTGGAAGCAGCAACCTCTTTGATGAGGACAAGCTGATTGAGGTTCTGAACCAAATGAAGAATGCTGGCAAGGGTGCCACCATTTATGTTAATAGGACCGTAAAGACCCAAATGGAAATCGCACTCATCGATCGGGCAAATGTTAACTTTACCGTTGTTAACGGCCTGGGTGGTGTGCCGGTTCTGACTTTCCGCGGACTTCCGGTACGTCTGGTAGATCAGATAAGCGACACCGAATCTGCCGTATCGTAAGCTAGCACACAAAAAATAAGAAAAAGAAAAGGAGATATAGAAATATGTTGGACGCAAAATTAATACTCAGCGATGACCAGGCGATTACAACCAGCGCTGGTTCTACCAACGTGATTGATCTTGGAGCATATGAGACCGCTTTGGGCGAAGAGGAAAATCTGCGCATCAAAGTTACCGTTTCTGAGACTTTTGCCGGCGGTACCTCTCTGGCAGTTATATGCCGGGAAGATGGGGATGATACTCCATCTGATCAGTGGGCTGAATCTAAGGCTGTTCCTGTTGCCAGCTTAGTTGAAGGCTACACGATAATGGACATTGGCCTGCCGACTACCCACCAGAGGTATATGGATGTGTACTACACTGCATCTGGTACTTTCACTGCTGGCAAAGTTAATGCTTACATTTATGCTCGATAACCCTTAACCATGCGCAGGGCTTCGGTCCTGCTCATGACTTAATGGTTTACAAGAAGTAAAACAAAAGGAAAGAAAAAGCTTATGGCAACCGCATCTGCATTCCCAAGTGAAGTAAGTACAGAATCCGTAAGTGGTGGTACTGACTGGACCAACCCCGATAATGTTAAAGTATCAGACGATACCTATGCTACCTGCAATGGCACGAAATCGTACTGGCTGAAATGTACTGATTTTGGCTTTGATGCAACCATACCAGTCACGGCTAGAATTGTCGGGCTAGAAGTTATAGTAGAAGGCAAGTCTTCAGGAACTACTATCGATAATGAAGTTTACCTTTGCTACAAAGGTGAGCGTATAGGCAGCGATCGTGCTCATTCTGTTGAATGGACGAGCATAGAAAACATAACGGTACATGGTGGCTCGTATGATACCTGGGGTCTTAGGTTAGCTGCAGCAAATGACTTAACAGGTATCAGGGTTACCCTCGAGTCTTTTGGCGTTCATATTTCCGTTAAAAACGATGGAGGTACTGCTTCAATTGATTCGGTTGAAATGATTGTTCATTATCTAGAAAATCAGGATACCGAAATTCAGATTTGTAATGAAGCACTCGCCAAGATTGGTGAACCTCCTATTACAAGTCTAAGTGGAACTGATGCACGATCAAAAAATTGTGCCCTTAGCTATTCCTCAATACGCCAGCGGCTCTTGACTTCTCATATTTGGCATTTTGCACTTGTAGAATGTAAACTGAAGCAATCTCTTATGCCACCAGCTTTTGGGTGGGCTTATTCTTTTGATCTCCCTTCAAACTTTTTGAAGGTGTGTGAAATATATCCCTCAACCGCCAAATATGAAATTGGGGCTGGCAATGTTCTCTACACTAATACGGGTGATGGTTACCTAAAGTATGTTGCCGACGTAATAGACCCCACCCTCTTCTCTTTTGACTTTAAAGAAGCACTTATATATAAGCTTGCGCTTGCTCTTTATCCTGTTCTAGTTGATAAAGCTACTGGATACCAGGTCTTCCAGAGAGAGGCTACATATGCAATCCAGAAAGCTATTCACAGTGGGACTGTCCATCAAAGGCCAAGCAAAGAAACCTTCACATGGCTTACAAACTTAACGGAGGCAG